CGCCTTCGGCGTCTCGAGCTTGACCCCGACCAGCGCGAACGCATCGGGATGAATCGCCAGCCCGACCTTGCCCACTTTGCCGTTGGGGCTCGTGGTGCCCGGCCAGAGGACCAGCGCCGTGGTCGCGGTCGGCAGCGCGTTCACGTTCTGATACGGCGAACCCGGGCCGTAAATTGCTGGCGAGATGCTCAGCGTGGCCGAGGTGCCCGACGCCGTCACGTCCGCAAGGACCGTGACCTGCATCGTGGTCGCCGTGGTCGTCGTGCGGCGGGTCATCGGGTTGACGGCATAGAAGCCGGTGATCCCGATCTTGTCGCCCTTCTTGAACGTGTCGCCGTTGGTGCAGGTCACCGCAATCGTGGTATCCCCGCTGGCCATCGTGGTCGTGATGGTCACGGCGCCGGCCCAGGTGCCCGCGGTGTGGCTGTAGAGCGACATGCTCTCATACCACTTGAACCCGCTCAGGCGCCCGAGGGAGCCTTCCTTGAACAGCCGCGAGACTTCATCATCGGGCTGGAACAAGGACTGGATCGCCGGCGTCAGCGAGGTATTGACCGAGGGCGGAATGATAAAGCCCTTGTTGCCCGAGGGCGGGCAGGCTTTCTCAATCATGCGCTGCCGGGCCTGCATGGTGATCGTGGTCGAGGTCGGGTCCGTCCCGAGCACGCCGACGACGTTGTTGGCATGCTGATACGCAAACTGCGTGAACCGGCTGTCAATCTCCTGCGCGATGTAACTCATGCAGGGATCGAGCACCTGATCGCGGAGCTGCGCATCCGGGCGGGTGACTTCGAGGGCCTTCTGCACGTCGTCCCATTCGAGATCGACGCCGAAGACCTGATCGACGGTCACGGTCGTGTAAATGCGGGTGACGGCTTGCGGGTTATACCCCAGGCCGGTGCGAATCGTCGGCTGGAATGGACGCGGGACCCGGACGGTTTCCCCGACCGCGAAATCCCGTGTAAATTCCTTGTTGTAGTTCGTGTTGCCAAACTGCGCGACGGCCAACTTGTTCGTCAGCAGACGCAAGCCTTCCGTCGTCAGCCAGTCAACGACATTCCATGAATTGGTCGTCGGCATGATCGGTTACTCACCTTCGTCTCGCCGCCACATCTCGCGCATTTTGCGCGGCCTTGTAACGGCTGAAGTCCCCCGACGCCAACGCAGCATCGACATCATCCACCGGCGCCACGGCGCGGGTAGACAAGCCGTCCACGGGAGGCGGGGCACTTGTTCGCGACACAGGAGGAACCGACGACCCGAAGAGCACCGCGTCGAGTTTGCCGAGCTCGTAGACCGCCCGCCCCGGGGGCAGGCTCACGATCCGTTGAAACTCCTCGCGATGGGTGCCGAGATGATAGAGCAGCTTGGTCGGGGCCGAGGACCGCGCAATCGCATTCCCCATGACTTCCGTCGTGGGCGTCGAGGGCACATCCCGCGTGATCGGATTCACCTTCGACCAGTAGTCGGGATGATCCTGCACGAAGGCTTCCGCCTGACTCAAATACGCCTGCTTGACCTCTTCCGCCTCGTGCACCGCCGCCTGATGGGCCTGCTGCGCTCGATACGCGTCGGCCTTTTCGGCCGCCACCGCCAGCGTAAACTCGGCGGCATAGCGTTCGTAGCGGGTATCGGCTCCTGGCGGCTGCGCGGTTGCCCATGTATCGTAATCAGGAAGGCTCGCAGCGGGCGACGGGGCCGCCGGGATCACGTCTGGACGAGCGGCCGGGACGGGCGCCTGCACCTCTGCCCGTAACTGGGCGCGGGTCTTCAGCAATCCATCAATCTCGGCTTGCAGTTCCTGCTTTCGACTCTCGGCGTTCTTCTTCTTCGTCGGTTGGCCCGCTTCCGAGGCGGGCGCGGCTACAGCCTCCGTTGAGGCGACCTGTTCCACAGGTTCGGCGGGGGACGACTCCGCAACAGCGTCCTTGGGGGCGTCTCCGGTCTTGCGCCATTCCGCCACTTGGGCGCTGCTCATCTCCGAGAGATTCGGGAGGGCAGGGCCCGCAGGCGTCTCAGCGACCGCTGACGAGGCGGCGGGTTGGTCGTCGGCCATGCTGGTTACTTTCTATCCATGGGTGATGGTCACGCAGTATACACCGAAGCGGCTCATGCTGACGGCTCCGCAGGCTCCGGGGCCAGATCCGCCGCCTGCTGCCCTTGCTCGAGCGCATGCGCCTGCCCCTGCTGGGCCTGTTCGAGCGACTGCTGGTGCCCGACCTGGGCCTCTCGCAGTGCCTGCTCATGCTCTTGCTCGCTCAGCGCCTTCTCATGCGTCATTTGCGCCGTGGCATGGACTACGTCCTGCGCGTGCTGGAGATGCTCCAAGTGGAGGTCGAGTGCCTTCGCAGACCCCTGCTCGGCCGCATCCACGAACGTCCGCGCCTGCTCGGCGTCAATCTTGGCGCCGGCTATCGCAATCTGCGCCGTCTGCTGGATCCACGCGAGGCGTTCCTTGCCTTGCTGCTCGAGTTGCATCTGTTGGATCTTCTGCTGGCCTTCCAACTGCTGCTTCTGCATGTCGATCTGGCCCTTGGCCTGCGCTTCGGCCTGCTTCTCGGCCTGCTTCGACTCAATCGCCTGCTTCAGTTGCTGGTTCTCTTGCCCCAATTGCTGCATCTGGGCCTTGACCTGTGGCGGAATGCCGTCCTGGCCGTCCTGCTCCGCATACTCCGGGGGCGTCACAACCTTCGCGATCTCGTCGCCAATCTCGCCGAGGTTCTTCAGCTTCACCGCCATCCCCAGCACCGCCGCCGCCGCCTTCTGGCCCGCCACCGCCGCCACCATCTGGATATTGCTCACGAGCGTATCGGTAAACGCGGCGCCTTCCGCCCGCTGACTCTCAAACGCCGGTCCCTCGCTGATCGTGACGGTATGATCGCCCTCGACTGACGCCAGGTCGCCCTTGCGCTGCATCTGCGGGTTATTGATCCAGACCGTCTTCGCGTTGTCCTTCGCGTCCCGCACCCCGACCTCGCGAGGCGTGTCGTAGACCTTTGGGATCAGGTCCTCGACAATCACGGCGCCCTGGTGCAGCATCTCGTTGTAGTGGTCGAGGAAGTGAAACGACCCCTTCTGCTGCGAAGACTGAATCTGCTGCAGGGCAATGCCAGACTTCTGGTTCTGCTGCTGCGCCACCGTCGGCAACGGCGAGACCCCCATCGCCGCTTGAATCGCTCGTCTCGCGGACTCCGCGCCAATCTCCAGATTCTGGATGAACGGCTCATACGGGTTGCGAACGGGAAATTCGGGCGCTTGACCGGGCAGACCCTCCACGAACGTCTCAACCTCAATCACCGCAATCGGCTCATGCAGCGACTTGGTCAGATTCGCCAGTTGGTCCGGCTTCAGCGACCCCCGCCGCACGAAATAGGGGATCTTCGGGGTCATGCCGACCAGTTCCGCCTGACACGTCCGGTAGTAGCAGTAGAGCATGTAGGGATCCCGCGCTAAGCGGGTCATGCTCAGCATCTTCCGCTTGGGGCCTGACCCCTCATCGACGTAGATCACCATCCCAAAGCAGGACACAAACGGGATGTATTTCCCGGCCCACGCCTGCCGCTTCTGCGTGCCGGGTTTCTTCAGGATCTCGACGCCATTGGTCAAATACATGCAGACCGAGGGCACTGACTCCTCGCGCCGGTTGACCACTTTCACGCCGGCCGGCATGTCGCGCAGTTCGTCAGTGTAGAAGCCCCGGGTGCTCCCGTCGGGCATCTGCATCTGCACCAGTTCCTTCGTGACCGGTTCGACCTTCCAATACTCCGCGAGCATGATCCGCTCAGGCTTGATCCACGCCGGCGCCTGACTAATCACTTCGGGCGTGAAGTTGGTCACCTCAGCCTCTGGAAATTCCCGCTTGAACTCCTTGATGCTGCGTTCCTGCAAGTAGAACAGATACCGCTGGTCGCTCGAGGACGGCCGCAACGCATCGGGATCGCCGAGCACGAGGTCGGGGTTCTCGATGGATTCAATCCACAGGTCTTGCACGAACCCCTTCGGCATCCACTTGCTCGAGAAGCGCAGCCAGCCGTAGCTCTGATGGACGGCATTCTGAAAGGCCGTCGTATAGGCAATCTGCGCCTGCGAGCGATACTCAATCTCCCGCATCTTACCTTGGTAGAACTCGGAGGTCTTCGCGCTCGCCCCGTTTCCCGTCGGGTCAAACTTCGGGGCCCGGGGATTCGCCCGCACGTCATTGATCAGTTGATTGAAATACTGGTGGAGCTCGTCCAGCGACAGGCAGACCCGGCCCGCATCTTCCCTAGCCTTGCGATCCTTCGGATCCCACGGATCCCCGCCCACAAACTGCATGTCCCGCTTCGCCGCTTTGCGGATCGGCTCCCACTGATCGTTCGCGTAGGTGTAGCGGTCGCGGATCTCCTCAAGCAGGGCATCGTCGCCCTTCTTCTCGCGCTGCGGGGAGGGACTGCCGGGAGACTCAGCCATCAGGACTCCGTGACCCGCAGGCGTTCTGGCAACAGGGATTCAACCAGCCGGCGCTCCGCGTCCGTCAGTTCGACGTGCGCGACGTAGGCGTCGTATTCGGTGCGGGTCTTGAAATGCTGCGAGAACCGGGACAGGCGAGCCGTGAAGACCGTGCGCGGGAGCGTGCCGCCTTCAGGACTGCGTGGATTCAGTCGCGCCTCGCGCCCCATTACTTCGCTTTGTGCAGGAACTTGCCGAGATTACGATGCGGATGCTGCTGCGCCCGCCAGTCGTAGGCATACGATTCGTGGTTCGGGTCTGCTGCGGGTTTGGCGGCACGGGCCTTCTTGACGTGCTCAGGCTTGCCCTTCTCAGAGCCCACGGCGAAGTCATGCATCTGGTCGTGGGTCATGGAGGCCCGGATCTTCTCAGCCATCGGGAACGTGGCGCCGTGTTCCGCGGCTTGCATCAGGCGTTGCTGCGCTCGAGACTTGGCAGGCATGGCTACTCCGGGGAGATGTGGATCTGCCGCAGGAAGGTTTTATCGTCGCGGGTTAGATGAGGCTGACGAATGACATACGCTGAGCCGTCCCATGTGGCTGTGTTATCCTTCAGGGCGGTCTGCCAGAAGGTTAACTCGGCCTGCAGCCGAGCCGTGCGCTCAACCCGCGCCCGTTCTTCAGGACTGAGCATCATGGCCGCTAATCTCCACCGTGCCCACGCCCTCGACCGCTTCTCGCTTCACGCTGACGTGCTCCTCGAGCCGCACATACCGGCGCTCAAGGGCATCCGCCCGCTGCTCGAGTTGATCCACGCGGGCATAGAGCCGAGCGACCAAGGCATTCAGATCGTCACGCTCCGCGACCTGTAACTTGGCCGGCTGCCACGTATCCGTGGTCTTCAGTGCGTGGTAGGGGTCCACTGGCACGGCAGTATACACCTAACTCCAACTGACGCGGGGCCGATAGGGCGCTGGCGCAGGCATGGCGACCCGCACCGGCTGCGCGAACGTCAGGGCCAAGGCGTCCCCGTCGTCCGGACTATCGACCCCGCGCTTCTTCATGTTCTCTTTCGACTCGAGCAGGACCCGATCCTGTTTGTCATGGGTATAGCCGGGCCCGGTCAGATCCATCTCGAGCGCCGAGGTGCTGTCTATCGCACCCCGCGGCAGCCAGTCGCGCAGCTTCGACCACATATAGGCCCGCATGTTGGCGAGTTTCGGATCAGGCGACTCCCCGCCGAACTGCACGTCAATGACGTTGTCATAGCCGAGTTGCCGCAGCCGGTCCGCAATCGGGCCGCCGATGCTGCCGCCCGTGGCATCCACGAAGAGCTTCGCCACCTTCTGGCCGGAGTAGTCCCGGGTCAGGACATCCGCCGCCAGCGTGACCATCTTCATCGAGTCTCGAGCCTGCGCCCCTGGCACGCGGATCGGCGGAATGCTGCGAGCATCCGGGCCCCGACGAAATCGGATGACGCACTCATCGGATCCTCCACGAGCCAGGTCAAGACCCGCGAGGAGCGGCTCATCTGGCAAAGCGAGCACTTGCCGGGCCTGAGCGGCGGCAACCGTGGCGGTATCAATGAACTGCAGATCCGAAGCTGCCGGCGGCAGGCCGAGCACACGAACGCGAAAGAAATCACTCCCTTCGCCATAATCCTGCGCCCATTCTGCAATCTGCGTCTTATTGGTAAACCGGCTCTCCCGGCTATCCACCACGGTCACCACATACCGTGAGCGCTGCACCCCGAAGCAGGCCGCATGGAAGGCGCCTGTGGTCCGTGTCGGGTTGCCGAAGAGGAACTGCATCGGCTCTCCGTCGGTCAGACCACCTTCGCTGACCTCGTGGATCTTATCGGGCACGGCCGAGTCTTCGTCGTTGATATAAAAGGACGTGCTATCCGCGGCATGCTGGCCGGCGAAGGCTTCGCTGTTCTCTTCCCGGCAGGACTGGGGAGCGCAGAACCAGCTTTTGGGATACTGCCGGTGATACATCCGGTTGGCCACCACCGCAAACCACGGGGCCGTAATACACAGGCCCGTCCAATGCTGCACTGTCGCCCAGGTCTTCGTCTCAAGCTGGGTGAAGGTATTCGCGGTAATCGTGCCCTTGCAATAGGGGCGGGTAGACATAATCCAATCCACCAGCCACGCCACCATGACGGACTTGCCGATGCCGTGGCCGCTCGAGACCGCCCGGCGGATCGGCTGCACCGGCGTCACGCCGTCGAAGGCTCTCGCCTTGACCTCCCGACCGAGGTCCTCGAGGAAGGCCCGCTGCCACGTATCCGGGCCGTCATGCTGACTCAGGGGGCCAGGTTCGCCCCACGGGTAGGCTTCCAGCACGAAGCGGAGGGGGTCTTCGGCGCAGTCTCGGGCCCACTCGGCAAGCGCGAGCTCGTCGGTGGGGCTAAGCCGTGAGGCGTCGAGCATGGCGCTGCTTCAGGACATCCACGATATTGATAGTAATGTTCAGTTCCTGGGGTTGCTCAAAGGCTTTACCATCGGTGCGGTCGAGCACGTCCTTGGCGGCACCGAGTTGCACGGTGGGGAACTCCTCACGCTTCAGGAGGTTATTGAGGGTCTGGATAGCGAGAGGCTGTAAGGCCATCAGGCGCTCTTTGGCGGCGAGCTTGACCTGCGGGGCCGAGCCGCCGTGCATGCGACAGACAAACCCGCCGGCAATGGCCGGGTTCTGGCACGGTTTCTTGGTATGTTTGCCCTTCGCCGTGCAGCGGGCCGCACCGGGCGCGAGTAAGGTCTTTTGTAAAGGGTGCTCCGTTTCTATCGGCTCATGCACCTTCACGGGTCCGCGGGGAGCGTGCTTAGACACCGGCGTCCGCCATCTGCTTGACGAGTATATCTAAACTTCTGCGGAGCAGGGCGTTCTCCTGCTGGAGACGAGAGACTTCGGCGCGTAACTCGGTTAGTTCATCAGGATAATGCACATTCCCATCCTCATCTATTTCGATGACTTGCTCAGATGGGAGACGTGTGGGGGTGTCGTCAGGGGCGACGGGCGGATCAGTCATCGGACGATCACCTTATACAGGTCCGCTTCTTCTGGGGATAACCGCACCGTATCTAAGACGTGTTCGAGATCGTCAGCGTGTTGGGTCACCAAGCGCAGCCGTTT